CACCAAAGGCCGCGTTGAGGCCATCGATGTCATCGAGGATGTGGTGGCTGGCGCGCCTGATGCCGTAACTGGCTATTTGGTGGGCCAGGCGCTCAAGTATCTGTTGAGGGCATGGCACAAGGGCAACACCATGCAAGACCTGCAAAAAGCCACTTGGTATCTGAACCGCGCGATCGACAGGTTCAACCCTTAAGTGATCATCTTTGTCCCGGCTACGGGATCCTCTGGGTCATGTGCTTCCGGCCCGAATCCCTCGCGCTGAACTTTCGCCATGTCCAGTTCTGGCGCGGGTGCCTCTTGTTTCTGCTCAAACGACGCCAGCCAATCTCTGATGGCCGTACCCGTAGGCGTTGATTTAGGCCACCGAATGAAAGCCAAAAGCTGCTTAGTGTCGGTGAAAGACTTGGAGGTGAAACCGCTTTTGCAGATGTAAACCACTGGGGGGCCTTCCCTCATGCGGGTGCGTTCGATAAACAATGACCCAGCGGTAAACCGTTCGTTTGCTTTCATGCCAGAGATTCCTGAGATAGGTGTGCCTGGGATTTCAGTCCCTGAGATTCCTTCATGGCAATCAATGCCGCCTCAGAGTATTCCAAAAGAACCGCCAGTCACGCTGTTGTTGGGCTGGCCTGTTGCTGACATGCCCGGATGCGTTGAGACCCGCAACGCACAGCCAGGCAACCCTGATGCTTATAACACCGACACCAGAGGCAATTTTGTTGTCTGCGACGGAACGATGCCATCGTTTCCGGCCATGGACTACACGCCAGGGACTTTGACGTATGGCCCAGCAAAACCGCCACCGTTAGATCTGGACTCAGAAAAAAGGTCGGATGTGTCAAGTCCGACCCCAGCCCCTCAACCCACAACGCCGGGCGGCGTACCCGACACTTCAAGGTTGCCCAAAGATCCGCCGTGTCCACCCTTTGGGGCCAAGCCTCTAGGTTCTCTCAATGCCCTCTCCACAAAAGTTCTTGCTGGCTATGAGCTGCAAGACGGCAAGTGCGTGAAGATTTGGGATCCCGTGCCCATCGGGCAGGTGATTCAAAACTATGTGCCCCCAGCTGGGCCCACCGTGAGCATTGCCTTAACAGCGGCTTTCGCGACTACAGCGGCCATATTCGCCAAGCCAATCGCGTCAGTGCTGCAAAAGCTGGCGAAGCCTCTAACAAAGAAGGTGGTCAAAAAGATCAATCAGAAGCTCGGCCGTAAGGAGAAACTGGAATCCTTACAGCAGCGGC